TGACATCATATTATTAGATTATATTGATTGTGTGGTTCCGGACAAGAATCTTGGTGATGAATGGAAAAGTGAAGGTTCAGTGATGAGAGGATTTGAAGCAATGTGTCACGAATTGAGTATCGCAGGTTGGACAGCAACACAAGGTAATAGATCATCTATTTCATCAGAGGTTGTTACGACAGACCAAATGGGTGGATCCATTAAAAAAGCACAAGTTGGTCACGTAATTATCTCTATCGCCAAAACACTTCAACAGAAGGAAATGGATTTGGCAACCATTGCTATCACCAAGTCGCGATTGGGTAAAGATGGTGTGGTGTTTGAGAATTGTAAATTCAATAACAAGATGATGGAGATTGACACTGAGAGTTCAGTTACGTTCCTAGGCTTTGAGGAAAAGAAAGAAGAAAAGCAAAGAGACCGAATTAAAGAGCTTATGGAAAAACGTAAGTCTCGAGAAGGAAATAAACAAAATAGTAACAATTAAAAAGAATTAAAATGGACGCTTCACAGAAGATTTTGTCAGATTTAACGGTGTATATGAAATACGCCAAATATGTTCCCGAGTTAAATAGAAGAGAAACATGGGACGAACTGGTTACAAGAAATATGGATATGCACATTAAGAAATATCCATCCTTAGAATCAGAGATTAGAGAAGTATATAAGTTGGTTTACAACAAAAAAGTGTTACCTTCAATGAGATCACTTCAATTTGGGGGAAGACCAATTGAAATATCACCAAACAGAATTTATAACTGTTCTTACTTACCGATAGACCACTTGGATAGTTTTGCTGAGTGTATGTTCTTATTGTTAGGTGGTACAGGTGTTGGTTATTCTGTTCAGAAACATCACGTAGATAAATTACCTGAAATTAGAAAACCATCGGCAACAAGAAAAAGAAGATACTTGGTTGGTGATAGTATTGAAGGATGGGCGGATGCGATTAAAGTATTGATGAAGTCATATTTTGGTCAAAACACATCAACACCTGATTTTGATTTTTCAGATATCCGACCAAAAGGTGCTGCATTGGTAACATCGGGTGGTAAAGCACCGGGTCCCCAACCATTAAAAGATTGTGTTCATAATATCACAAAGGTATTAGATTCAAAAGAAGATGGTGATAGATTAAGTCCGATTGAGGTTCATGATATTGTTTGTCATATTGCGGATGCGGTACTAGCAGGTGGGATTCGTAGGGCAGCTTTGATTTCCTTGTTTAGTGCTGATGATGATGAGATGATTGCTTGTAAATCAGGTTCTTGGTGGGAAAACAATCCACAACGTGGTAGAGCAAATAACTCGGCAGTTCTTCTTCGTCACAAAATCACCAAAGAATTCTTTATGGAACTTTGGAAACGAGTTGAGTTGTCAGGTGCGGGAGAACCCGGTATCTACTTTACAAACGATAAAGATTGGGGAACCAACCCGTGTTGTGAGATCGCTTTGAGACCATATCAGTTTTGTAACTTATGTGAGGTAAATGTATCAGATATTGAATCACAAGAAGACTTCAACACCCGAGTAAAAGCGGCGGCGTTCATTGGAACATTACAAGCGGGTTATACTGATTTTCACTATCTACGAGATATTTGGAAGAAAACAACTGAAAAAGATGCGTTGATCGGTGTATCAATGACGGGTATTGGATCAGGAACTGTGTTAGGTTATGATATGACACAAGCGGCTACTATGGCTAATGAAGAGAATGAGCGAGTTGCGAAAATCATTGGTATCAATCCTGCGGCGAGATCTACAACAGTAAAACCTGCGGGAACTACATCATTAACTCTTGGAACTTCATCGGGTATTCACGCTTGGCACAACGATTATTATGTTCGTCGTGTTCGTGTGGGTAAGAATGAACCAATTTATTCTTACTTGGTAGAGAATCACCCCGAGTTAGTGGAAGATGAGTATTTCCGTCCTCACGACACTGCGGTTATTTCCGTTCCACAAAAATCACCTGAAGGTGCTATTTTGAGAACTGAAAGTCCATTCCAAATCTTGGATCGTGTAAAACGTGTATCACAAGAATGGATTAAACCAGGTCACAGAACAGGTTCTAATTCACATAACGTATCAGCAACCATTTCTTTGAAAGAAGATGAATGGGAATTGGCGGGTGAATGGATGTGGAATAATAGAAACTTCTATAATGGATTATCGGTTTTACCTTACGATGGGGGCAGTTACATTCAGGCACCTTTTGAAGATATTACTGAAGAAAGGTATTATGAGATGTTTGAAAAACTTCACTCTATTGATTTATCAAAGGTTGTTGAAACCCAAGATAATACTGATTTGAGTGGTGAGTTAGCTTGTGCTGGTGGTGCTTGTGAGATTAAATAAATGATTAAACTGTCTAACAAAGGGGTGGGATTCCACCCCTTTTTTATCTAAAATATTTATGTTTATGATAGGTACGATTTTTAGAGTTTTACTCTTACCGTTTATTTTGTATTATTTATATAACTGGCATGTTGCCGTTTATCTAAACTTTAATTGTATAACCCATGAATGGTTTTATTTGGGAGGTGTGATTTATGAAGGAATTTATAGAAGGAAAACATTATTATCTGGATGGTGGAAAAGTAGTATTCACTGAACAGTATCATTTGGATCGGGGATCCTGTTGTGGATCCGGTTGTCGTCATTGTCCTTATGATGAGGAGACGAGACAAGAGATGATAAACAAAAGAAAAGTTGTTACAACAACGTATGATAAAATCCAAGAAATAAAAAAGGAGATGGGTCAATAATACTTTTCTAGTATGTTGTATTTATAAAATATGGCAAATGGTATAACATATGGTATAAACTTTCCTTTTAGGGATTCGTTTAATGGTAAGTATCTTGATTTATCGGATACTAGTAATGAAGAAATTAGAAGTGATTTAATTCATTTATTGCTAACCCGTAAGGGTAGTAGGTATTTTTTACCTGAATTTGGAACTCGTTTATATGAGTTGATATTTGAACCTATGGATGGTCCAACATTTGCGAGTATTGAAGATGAGATTAGAAAATCTGTTGAACAATTTATACCGAATTTAAGAATTAACAAAATCACCATAACTGCGGCATCGGATGAAGAGGAAACTTTATTGGTGTCAAATATTGGGAATACATTTAATCAGGAGTTGTATATACCTAATCAAGCAACATCGGAATATACTGCTAGAGTTAGAATAGATTATACTATTACATCTGATGTGTTTAGTCCTAGTGATTTTGTAATTATCAATATTTAATATTATGGCAAATAAAAAAATATCATATGTTCCTCGCGACTTTCAAGAGTTAAGAGATGAGTTGGTTGGATATGTTAGCACATATTACCCCGAATTAATTCAAAACGTTAATGACGCTGCGTTATTTTCGGTTTTTTTGGACCTAAACGCTGCGGTTGCGGATAATTTACATTATCACATTGACAGAAGTATTCAAGAAACAGTTCTTCAATATGCTCAACAAAAAACGTCAATATATAATATTGCAAGGACGTATGGTTTAAAGATTCCGGGGCAGAGACCATCTGTTGCCTTGGCTGATTTTTCAATTACGGTTCCTGCGTTTGGTGATAAGGAAGACACTAGATATTTGGGTATGTTAAGAGCGGGATCACAGGCGGTTGGTTCGGGACAAGTTTTTGAATTGGTTAATGATTGTGATTTTTCATCACCCTTCAATAATGAGGGGTATCCAAACCGATTAAAGATTCCAAACTTTGATGCTAATGGAAATTTAATTAACTATACAATCACAAAACGTGAAGTAATTGTGAATGGTATTACTAAGGTATTAAAGAAGGTTATTAATACATCGGACGTTAGACCATTTTTGGAGGTATTTCTTCCCGAGAAAAATGTTTTGGGAGTCACTGCAATCATTCAAAAAGATGGTACATCTTATGTTAATACACCATCAAATCAAGACTTTTTAACTTTAGAGGGAAAATGGTATGAGGTTGATGCGTTAATCCAAGATAGAGTGTTTATTGAGGATCCCACAAAAACATCTGACAATCCCGGTGTTAAAGTTGGGCAATATATTCAAACGGATAATAGATTTATTACAGAATATACACCCGAAGGGTATTTCAAACTAACTTTTGGTGGTGGAACTAATTCTGCAGAAGATCAATTAAGAGAATTTACAAGATTGGGGGTACCGATTAATTTATCAAACTATCAAAATACTTTGGCGTTGGGTAATGCACCGACGGTAAATACAACATTTTTTATTCAATATAGAATAGGTGGTGGTTTATCATCAAACATAGGTGTGAGTGCTATTAATACACTTGGAACTATTGATTTTAGTGTGGTTGGTCCATCACAAGATATTAATACGAGTGTTGTTAATTCATTGAGGGTTAATAATGTTACCGCTGCGGTGGGTGGTGCTAACCAACCAAATATTGAAGAAGTTAGAAATTTTGTTTCATATAACTTTGCGGCACAAAATAGAGCGGTAACAGTTAATGATTATGAAGCAATAATTAGAAAAATGCCATCTAAATTTGGTGCACCGGCAAAAGTGGCAATAGTTGAAGAAGATAATAAAATTAAAATACAAATATTATCTTATGATACTACAGGTAAATTAACGCAAACAGTAT